GGTGGTTGCCGGTGCCCGCGGAGATCAGCCCGTGCGCCGGGCGTGGCTTCCGGCGGCCCCGCTGTGGGGCGCTGACGGCCCGCGACGACGCGATGCCGGTCCGTCCGAGCTTGGCGCGCTGGGCAGCCCTCCGGGCCGTCCTTGCCGGTGTGGTGCCGACCGCGTGCCCGGCGGGGCGGGCCTTCTTCGGCGGCTTCGGCTTCGCCGGATGACGGGCCTTGAGCGACGCGCTGATCTTCGCCCTGGTCGCCGCCGAGATGGCGTGACCGGCGTGGGGGTGCTTCTTCCCCCTCAGCGCCGCACTGATCTTCGCCCTGGTGGCCGAGGAGACTGCGTGCCCGGCGTGGGGGTGCTTCTTCCCTTTGAGCGACGCGCTGATCTTCGCCCGGGTGGCTGCCGAGACGGCGTGACCGGCCACGTCAGGCCGACCGCCCGTAGGGGAGCAGCCACGCCCCGGCGAGCTCCTCGAGGTTTCCGGCGTCGTGGGCCGTCTCCGGGCCGTGGATCGGGTCGAGCTCGCGGACGCAGATCGCGGCCGCCATGTACTTGCACGCCCGCCGCAGGTCCGCGGGGACGGTGGAGTAGCCGCCCGAGTACGTCACCCGCAGCATCGAGGCGAGCGGGATGAACTCGCCGATCGCGAACCACACGTGTCCGGAGTCCGGCTCCGGACCCGACAGCACCCGCACCGACTGTGTGCCGCCGATCGAGCGGGTCACCTGCACCGTGATGTCGGGCCCGTACTCCCACATCTCCGGGAACATGGGCGCGTACTCGTTGAGCCACACGTGCCGCACCATCGAACCGGCGTTGCCGAGGCTCGCCGCGTAGGACTGCGACAGGCTGGCCGTCTGGTCGAGCGGGATCCCACCCATGACGGCGTCGTACTCGTCGGGGTCGATCCCGCCCGCACGGTGGGATTCGGTGAGCGTGAACGGGGCCAGCCTGCGGTGTGTCTCGGTTTCGCAGGCCCGGGTGGCCTCGACGACGATCTGTTCGAGCGCGTCCGGCGGGAACGACTTCACCAGGTCCGCGAAGGCGCCCTGCTGCAGCTCCGGGACGGTGCACAGCGGGACCGGGTTGTCGACGGCCACCGCTCAGGCCTTCGAGGCCGCGGCCCGACGCTTCGCCGCGGGCTTCGCCGCGGCCTGCCCGGGGTCGTCGGTGCTGACGTCGATGCCCTCGGCGATGCTGAACCCGCCGTCGGGGATGGTGAGGAGCTCGGCGGCGTGGTAGTCGTCGACGGGCACGATCGCGCCGTCCTCGGGCCACACGTAGCCGGTGCTCGCGGACCCGGCGCGGGCCTTCCGGATGTGGACCGCCACGGCGGCCCCCTTTCCTGGGTCAGGACCACGACGGCGGGCCCACCCGTGGGGGGTGGGCCCGCCGTCTGCGGGTCAGAGCGAGACGGCCACGCCGGTCAGCGCGCCGATGTACTTCGGCGCCCGGACCGCCAGGCAGGTGTCGCTGACCAGCGCGTAGGGCAGCGAGTCGGGCGACGAGGTGGTCGGGTAGATGTCGACCGGGACGGCCTCCCGCACGTACGGGCGGCAGATGAAGTTCTCGTCGCGGGCCATCAGGTAGATCGGCTCACGCCCGGCGCTGGGCGCCTTCTTCGCCGTGTTCCCGCCGACGTACGCGGGCGGGACCTGGGCGGGCTGCGACGACCCGTTCTTCGGCGTCAGCTTGGTGCCGTCGTCGACGATCGAGGTGGTCGGGACGGGGGTGATGCCGTCCGCCGCGAGGCCGACGGTGGCGTCGACGACGCCGATCAGGGTCTCGGCGCCGGTGGCGGTGCCGCGGTAGACCTTGTAGAGGGTCGGCTGCAGCCCGTCGAGGCCGGTCGGGGTCGGGAAGGACAGGGTGACCGTCGAGGTGCCGCCGGTGGTGGTCTGCGACACCTCGGCGGACGCGGCGATCTCGCCCTGGCGGGCGATCACGGCGCTGACCTGGTAGTAGTACGTGTTCGCCGCGAGGGTGCCACCGGTGGTGGCGGGCGTGGTGGTCACCGTGCCGACCTGGAAGGACCGGGTCGACAGCATCGACGACTTGACCAGCGGGATGCCGCGGTAGGTGGGCACGAGCAGCCCGGCCGCGACCTCGACCTGGTCGACGAACCGCTGCTGGTTGGTGAGCAGCTGGGCGATCTTGGACACCGCCGAGTTCGACATCACGAACTGCCAGGACGAGTCGAACACCGACATGGCGGCGTTGGACTCGACCATGTCTGCGAGCTCGTCGAGCAGAGCCAGCGACAGGGCACCCGAGTTGGCGGCGCCGGTGGCATCGATGCAGTTCTTGCCGTCACCCGAGTACTGCGACACCTGCGAGTCCAGCCCGTCGAACTGCGGGTAGGCGCCGAACTGGGTTGCGCCCGCCGAACCCCACAGCAGGGCGTGCTCGGTGTCCCAGTAGAGGCCCTGGATGGAGCCCTCGATCTCGCGCGCCCGGAGGTCGCCGATGACCTGGCGGGTGACCTCCTCGGCGTAGCCGGTGATCGCGCCCACGATCTGCAGGTGCTTCATCTGGAAGCTGTTCTGCACGTACGTGGAGTTCGACACGACCCGCGCGCCGCCGTCGATCACGAACCCGCCGTTGGGGTTCACGGTGCGCTGGTTGAAGTAGTAGGTGTCCGAGTCCCACTTGAGGGACGGGATCGAGCGGACCAGCGGGGAGTAGCGCCGCTGGTACTCGAGCAGCATCGGGCTGATGATCTTCGGGATGAGGGCGGACGCACCGGCGGCGGTCAGGGCCTCGCGAAGCTCGGTCACGGGGATGGGCTCCTCTTGGGCATGCGAAAGCCCCCGGCCAGGGTCGGCGCGGGGGCGGGGAGAGGGGGCGACCATCACTGCCTGAGAGGCACCAGCGCAGGGCTGGCGGTCCGGGGTGAAACGGTTGTGCGGGAAAGGCCCCGCCCGGTCAGGGGCGGGGCCGGGGGGTCACTGCCCGGCGGCCTTGGCGCCGAGGACGGCACCGGCGGTCTGCGGGCGCACGTGCTGGCGCCACTCCTCCGGGGTGTACTCGTGCAGCGGCTTGAGCGGCCCGGTCCAGCCCTCCGGGTACCCGAAGTCGCCCGCGGCGGTGCTGGTGGCGGCCGCGCCGGTGCCCGGGGCGGTGAGCACACCGGACGTGGACTCGACGAGGCCCTTCCGGGTCGGGCCGTTCGCCTCGACGTGCGCCTGCACGGCGCCCGGCAGCGCCGCCTTGACACCCTCGGCGACCAGCCGGGCGATGCGCTGCTCCTCGGTCTCCTGCACCGCGGCGGGCGCGGGGGCCGCCTCGGCGACCGGGGCCGCCGCAGCCGGGGCCGCCTCGACGGCCGCTGCGGGTGCCGCGACCTGGGCGCCGAGGCCACCGATAGCGCCGGCGAAGGACGCGAAGAGGTCCTTCACCTGCCCGAGGGACAGGCGGGGCTCGTCGACGGCCGGGGTGACGACGGCGGTCGGGGCCGGGGGCTCGATGTTCTCGACCGGCGCGGCCGCGGCGGGCGCCGGGGCCGCCTGGGCGGCGGGTGCGGCCGGGGTACCGGCCGCCGTGGGGGTCTGCTCCGACACGCGGGGCTCCTGTTCCTGTGCGGTCTGGCCGGTCGCCTGGTCGGCGGCCGGTGGAGAGGTCGTTTCCATCGCGTCGTCGTCGGGGCGACGCGCGGTGGTCTCCTCGTCGCCGGTGTCGGCGTCGGGGATGTCGATGTCGCCGTCCTGGTCGGGGTCGACGGCGTTGAGCGCGGCGATCGCGCCGTCCATCGCCTTGCGGGCCGCCAACTCGAGGTCGGCCGGGTCGACCCCGTACGAGGACACGGAGATGTCGACGGTGCCGTTGTCCAGGCACACCCGGTAGCAGCCCGCCGTCTGCGGCCACAGCTCCATCTCGCGGACGGGCTCGGTGGTCATCACCCAGCCCTCGCGGGTGATCGTGGCGCCATGCTCGGCGAGGGCCTTCCGCACACGCTCGCGGACCCGCTTGCGCTGCCTGTCGGTGTAGCCGTGCTGCTCGCGCAGCGCCGCCCACGCCGCCCGGGCCTGCCCCATCGTGTCGAGCGGGAGGGCCTTCTCCCCGAGGTAGCCCGGATCCGCCCACCGCGACGGCGACGGGGCGGCCTCGACGAGCTGCACGGTGGCGTCCGTGGGGGCCGACTCGACGATGCGGCGGTCGTCGGCGGCGGTCTCCCGCGGGCTGGCGCCGACGCGGACGACACGGTCGATGTTCGCGCCGTCCACCCCCGGGGACTTGGTGAAGTCCAGCCCGTCGAGGGAGAGCCCGTCGGCGGTGGTGACGGTGCGGCCCTCGTGGGTGACCCGCCGGATCTCGCCCTTCCACGACCCCCGGATGCTCACGTTGCGCAGCACGGGGGGTGCGCCGCCCTCGGTTTCGATCAGCGGGAGGATCGAGCGGGCCGCCGGGTTGTCCACCAGGGCGAGCCGGTACCGGGCGGCCCCGGACTCGTCGCAGGTGAGCTGGTCGAGACGGCCGGTGATCTTCTCGCTGTCGTCCTCGGCGTCGTGGTGGGTCATCGCGGTCATCGGGGTGATGTCCGGGCCGTCGGCGAGCCGGGTTTGTGCCTCGTCGACCGCGGCCCGGATCATGTCGGCGGTGTAGAGCCGCCCGTTCCGGGACACCCCGGGCTTCACGGCGGTGCCGTAGACGTACGCGAGCGTTCGAGCCACGCGGCTCCTCCTCCTGGTCAGGACCCGCCGACGTAGCGGGCGATGCCCGGCGGGATGGCTTCGAGCGGGTTGGCAGGCATGAGCACGCACCGACACCACGGATGCCACCCCGGTGCGGGGGCCTGGTCGACCGGCCACGGGTTCTTCGACTCGTATTCCAGGCAGGTGGGGCACACGTTGCCGCCGCCCGCGGTGGAGTAGTCGACGGTGCGGATGCCCTCGCGGTCGTAGAGGGCGAGGGCGCCGCGCGAGTAGGCCTGATTCATGGCGAGGTCGACGAGCGTGGACACGGCGCGCGTGTCGGGGCCGTCGATCACGTCGGTGACCGCGCGCACGTAGTCGTCGTAGCCGCCGCCGTCCCGGACCTCGCGGGCGAGGGCGGCGCCGCCGTCGTTGGCGTTCCCGGCCACGACGCGGGACACCCAGCCCTGCGCCTCACCCCAGGACTCGCCGAGGCGTTCGAGCTGGTCCAGGGCGTCGTGGAACACGAGGTCGAAGTCGACGCCGGACTGTCCGGCGTGCTCGGCGATCAGCCCGACGGTCCCGGCCTGGCCCTCGGCCTGGGCCTCGACGATGGCGCGCTGCAGCGCGGTGACCATGTCCTGGTAGGTGCGCGCGGCCGGGTTCGCGATGACGTCGTGCACGAGCCGCTGCGCCTCGGCGCGGGCGATCGCGTCGGTGTCCTGCCGGTCCTGGTCTGTGTCGGCTTCGCGGGCCTGCCCGATGCGGCCCATGAACCGGGACACGGCGGCGGGGATGTCGAGCCCGGCCACCGCGGCATGCCAGGCGGCCTGCACCTGGGCGATGTGGTGCTCGTACAGCTTCTCCCGGCGGTCGAACACCGCGGCCATGGTGCCTTCGAGGGACCCGATCCGGATCGTCGTCTCTACGACGTCCGGGTGGGGGTGCTCCCGGCCGTGTCGGATGGCCGCGACGCAGGCAGCGCGGACGCGCTCGGTCAGCGGGCCACCGGAGAGCGCCCACCCGTGGATGAAAGCCTGCCGTAGCTCGGCCTCGAGATTCGCGGAGACGAGCGGGATCGTGGTGATCTCGCCCGCCAGGTGGACGGCCACCCGGTCGAAGCGGACCGGCCCGGCGTAGTACAGCCCGGTGGTGTCCTCGTCGCCGTACCGGGCGGTCACATGCGGGATCCACGGGGTGTGCTGCGGGTGGAGATCATCGCCGAGGGCGGCGGTCAACGCGCGGGTGACGTCGTCGTGGAGGGGTGCGAGATCCGGGCAGTCCCCGATCAGGTAGACGGCGCACGGGGCGCGGTCACCGTGCGGGCCGCCGGTCGGATTGAACGCGAGGTGCCCGGACACGTGGGCGTCGAGCGGGCCGGTCCCATCGGCGGCAGCACGGACCAGCTCGACGACCCGGCGGCGCCGGTCCTCCGACCAGCCGGTGACGTCCGACCCGAGATAGGCGAGCGTGAGGTGCATACGCTCGGCAGGCTCCCCGCCGGGGACGAGGAGCAGGCCGTCCGGGTCGTCCGGTACGAGGGCGACCAGCCCGGAAGCGGTGACGTCGACGTCCACGGCGGCCCTCCTAGATCAGCAGCAGGGCGAGCACGAGGAGGACGGCAATCGCGGCCCCGATACCGACGACCCGGTACGGGTTGAGGTAGCGGCGACACGAGCAGCCTGAGCAGTCGGTGCCGGGCCGGTAGTGGTCGTGGGCGTCGCGCGCGTGCGAGCAGGTGCAGGGCACCGGGCCTCCCTCGGCCGGGCCGGGTGACCCCACGGACTGCGGGGCCACCCGGTGACGGTCAGACGCCGCCGTCGGTGATGACCGCGCCCGGTGCGGGCGGGGCGGCCGGGTCGACGGCCGGGGCGACCGCGGACGGGTCGACCGGGGCCGGGGCACCGGAGGCGTCGGCCACCTGGCCGGCGTCGCCACCGACGGGCTGCTCGACCGGGGGGACCGGGGTCGGGTCGGGGGTGACGGTGCCGTCGTCGGCCGCGGTGGCGGTCGACCCGGCGGGGGTGTCGCCGGTCGCGGCGCCGGTGACGGCCTTCGCGGCGTCGAGCTTCGCCTTCGCGTCCGCGATGTGCTGGGCGAACGTGGAGGCGAGGGTGTCGACCTCGGCCTGCGCGGCGGCCACGGCGGCGGGGTCCCCGATCTGCGCGGTCAGGTCGGCGACCTTCTGCAGCAGCGTGGTGTTCGTCTCCTGCAGCGCGTCGAGCGTCGAGGAGACGTCGGCGGCGAAGGAGTCGAAGTCGGCGACCTCGGCGGTGAGCTTGGACAGATCAGCCATGATGCGATCGAGCCTTTCCATGATCTTCTGCGTGTCCCCGACGTGCGTGTGCTGGTGCTCGACGAGGCGTTCGAGGAGCCGCTCGGCGAGCAGCTCCGTGAAGATGGGCGGGGCCCCGCAGGTGCAGGCCACGGGCTCACCTCCCCCCGGGCAGCGGCATCCCGAACCGCAGCCACAGGAACAGGGCGACGAGCCCGGCGGCGGCGACGATCGCCACCACGGCCACGGTCGCCGCCGACCGGAACCCGACCGCCCGCGTCTTCTCCCCGGCTGGGGTGCGGGCGTTCGGCTTGGACATCGCCGCCGTGACCTCGTCCGCCCGGGCCGCCATGGCGGCGAGCTGTTCGGCCATGCCGTCGAGGCGCCCGGTGATCTCGGTGTCGGTCTCGGGTGGCGCCGTCGCCCGTCGGGGCAGGCGCAGGTTCGGGGTGTCGCTCACGTCAGGTCCCCTCGGGCGACCGCGGCCCGCAGGGCGTCGAGGTCCACGAGGGGCCGCGCCGGGAGCGGGGGAACGTCGGGGGGCGGGGCGAACACCGGGACGAGCTCGGGGTTCAGCGCCCAGTCCCGGGCGTCGTAGGGCCGCCTACCGGCGGCGCTGGGTGCGGAGTAGTGCACCGGCGATCTCCTTCGGCAGCAGGGGCGGAACCTGGTCGGCGGTGAGCGCGCCGACGAGGTCCCGCGGGTCGACACACACCGGGGTGCCGGGCGGGGGCCGCCATGGCTCGTTCGGGTCGGGGACGGGCTGGTCGGTCACGGCTGTCCTCCGAATCCGAACCGGGCATGTTCGGCGGCGTGCGCGGCGGCCGCGGCCACGGCGTCCGGGTGGTTGCGGTAGTCGCCGCAGCGGTGGCACCACCGCTGGCGGCACTTCCACCGCCACGCGTCGCCGTGGGCCCGCACGAACACCGGCGCCTTACGCGGCACCGGCGAGCTCGCTCATGGCCTCGCGGACGCGCGCCTGGTAGGTGTTCCACGACTCGCGCGGCGGGCGGGGCGGCCGCCCCTTGCTGGGCGGCTTCGGGCCCGTCTGGGGTGGCGTGGGGCCGCCCTTCGGGTCCTCCTCGTCGTTGCCGTCGTCCTCGAGCCCGGGTGGTGCGCCGGGGG